AACCTCTTTCCAGCGACCAATCTGTCTAGGACCACTTGCTACCTTACCCCAAGTGTGGACATTAGCTACACCTAGTGGTGCTGTAATAGCGTGTACCCTATCCCCTACTTTTACATCTCCATCACAACGTAGTTTAGAAGTCTCTACCTTAGTGTTAGGGGCATAAGAAACCATAAAAGCTACATCGTATTCCGTATTATTCCAAATAGGAATAGCTTTAAGCCCTTCTACAAAATAGCTATTACCAGGCCGCTCTACACAGTGAGAAGCTGTGATAATCTCAGTAGGCATAATCCTAACACCAGAACAAGTAGCTGAGGAACCCACATTCAGTTTAATAGTGCTTTCAGTAGGTTCAATTGCAAAGGTCTTATAGCTTAAAGCACCAATTGCACCGAATACCGATAGAAAAGCACCTACAACAAAAGTTTTAAAATTCATTTCAATCCTTTCTGTAACTATTTAGAATAGCCTCTCCTATTAGTGTCGCAATCTGAGGAACGATTGAGTTCCCTAGGGCTTTAATTCTGTCCACCCTAAGGGGTACCCCATTAGCCACTCTACCCACGTCGGGTTCAACTGACCACTGACTTTCTCTCTTCCTCCCAGTCGATCTACCACTACTGTTGTTAGAGACTTTTGTGTTCCCTTCTTTCCGTTGTTTCTGTTCTGGTAGCCTAGTCTGGTCTCGTGAGCCATTGGAGTTGGGAACATCTCTGTCGCTACTTGGGTCATCAGAGTGTAGTACCCCTTCGGATGTAGTCTCGCTGCTTCTTTTAGGGCAGCCTCTACTGAGCAGGTTATCGACGAGTTTGCCGTTGGGGTAGCCCACAATCCAGATGCGGTCCCTCTCGTGAGGGGCACCAACGTAGGAAGCTGGTATACAGTGCCACTCCGCATCATACCCGATCTCGCACAAATCTTTGAGGACGGTGACAAGTCCTCTAGATCGCAAGGCGGAGACATTTTCGATGATGACCCACTCCGGCCCCACTTCTCTAATGACTCTTTTGTATTCAAACCAGAGCCCACTTCTTTCTCCTTCAAGTCCTAGACCTTTCCCCGCAAAAGAGATATCTTGACAAGGAAACCCACCACAAATTACATCATAATGTTCTGTTGGTTTAAATGTCTTAATATCATTGTGAATAGGAACTTCTGGCCAGTTCTTCTTTAGCACTTTCTGGCAGAACTCATTCACTTCAACAAACTGTTTTGTTTCAAAACCTCTAGTTTGTTCTAATCCTAATGAGAAACCACCTATACCACTAAACAGATCAAGAACTTTAAGGGGTCCACCCACAACGCTGTCTCCCATAGTTGTTATTGGTTAGAAGGTAGTGTGCTGTATAAGGCATCTCCACCAAACGTAAGAACTCGTCCTCAGGTGGTTTATATGGTGTCCTTACATCGCAAAATGAATCAATCGTTGGATTTACGCACCCACTTAGAAAGATCATCAATGCGCTCACCATGATCCATTTCATTTGCTTTCCTTTCTTCCTGTAAAGCTGCCTTAAGAGCCTTCTCCCTATCCGTGTTTTCTGCCTCACTACGCCTAAACTTTAGATACTCGATACCTAGTAAAGCTAGAAGTTTAGATAGTCCTTCTGTTAGTGCAGTAATCAAACTTGTCATTAGTGCATCCTGTTTTCTAAACAATCTTCACAGACACAAGTCGTCTTGTGGTTACCCCACGGACCATTAGGGGCTCCGTACTGGAATGAACGAGCAATAGGTCCCATACCAGACTCTGCAAACTCCTTGTAGTAGGCAATCTTTTCAGCTTCATTCTGTGGAATCATTATCTTTATCCTCTACTAATAACCGCTTAAGGTCTTGTGGTCTTAGTCGGTCTTTTTTATCCACACCTTTGATCTTCTGTCGAAAGAGATTATCCTCATAGAGAGCACGAGCAAAGGGATTCCTAGGTTTTGGTTGGTGCTTCCTACGGTACTTTGCTCGCCGGTCTTCCTTAGACTCGATATCTTCGCTCATAGCTTATAGCCTATTAGTTATCTTCATCCCAATAAGAGAATAAATCTTCGATATCACTGTCGTCTTCTTCCTCTACTTCAATGTCTGTGTAGAAATAATCACCTAAATCAATTAGGCCATCTACGTAAAGAAGATAAAGAACTTCAAAGTCAGTAATATCATTCTGTTCTAGAATAGTTTCAAGACCGAATGTGTCTAGAAGATTGCTCAGTGCCTCCCCTAGTGGTGTTGCTGGGCTCAAGTTTTCTGGCATTAGCTGTAAATCCTCTTTAGCTGGTTGTAAGATACAAATACGGGATCGTAGTCACCATCCTCTACATCCATCTTGATGACTACTCCAGACCACCAAAGACGATTTGCTTCTCCGGCAAAGTCAGCAAAATAATCTTGATAGACGCCCGCCACAAGTCCATTGATCCGCTTCCCGTCACCTCTAGTACGTACAGTGTAGTCAAGGGTATGAAGGTGAGCAGCAGTGCAAGACACGAAATGTTTCGTGAGTAACGAGTAAGCCGGGTGCTCTCCTGAGATCGGCCTACCCATAACACCAGAGACGAAAAAATGGGCGTAATTAATATTGTCAATGTTAATAACACCCGGACTTGATCCATTGTACTCAACGATATCATCGTAGTAGTCCTTGAACTTTAGATCATCAAAGGAGACAGCACCCTCTAGTTCTGGTGAAAGGCTAAGACAACGTTTGATACGGTGTTCATGGTTCCCTTCCAAGATTACCCTACGGGGTAGCTTCTTCTTAGCAGCTTTTACAGGAGCCCAAATTCGATCCTGAAAATCCAGGTGGGCAGCAATATCCCTACCATAGTTACGTCCTTGGAAAGCCCGTGTGCCTTTATCGTAGGAGCAGAGGGAGGGCATGTCTGCCGCATCCCCCATGTTAATCACTACATCAGGTTTAACGTCCTTGATGAGTGCAGATAGTAGATCAGCACGATCATTGTTAAAATCAGGATGAGCATGCTGATCTGGAATCACTAGATGGATAGTCAATAGTTAGTCCTCCATTTCCTCTCGAAGCATTACACGAATTTCAACAGGGTCGAACTGTCGGGATAGAACTTTAATTACTTCTTCCGCCTCTTGCTCATAACTAAAGTGTAGAGTAGTCTCCTGTGCTTCCTCAATAGGCTCATCATCAAATGTGACTAGCACTAAGAGACCGTATTCATCATCATCAAAGACAATAGGTGTATTGGAGTAAACCTTGTGAATCTTCATAACTGAAGGAGTCTTTTCCATTACCTTTTCCTTTTTATTTTATTGGACCCACTCTACCGGAATCTCACCAACGGCAAACTCAAATCCATTCTTCTGTGCCCATTCGGTGTAGGTAGTCTTGGATCGTTTATCCAGTTTATTGTTACGGAGAAAGAGGATACAAATTCGTATCTTAGGATGTTGAGCCTTGACAGCTAACATTTTCCTACGATCATCTCTATCAAAGAACCCTTTGACTTCGATGTACAGTGTCTCCCCATTCTCCTTCACAATCTTGAAGTCAGGATTGTAATTATTTTCTAATACATATGGAATCTCGTCTAATTCATAGCCGAATTCAAATGGAAAACCTCCCTTTTTTCTGCTTAGGCGATAGAGTTCCTTCGCTGTATCTACCTCAAACTGAGACTTATAAACAACTCCACGGTACTCTAGGTTTTGTTTACGGGCATTTGAGCCTCTATTATTCTTATTATTTACCACTTAGAACGTATACCCCTGTGAAATTACATTTCCATCTTTATCTACCTCAGGCACTTTAGGAGTGCTTACGACTTTAGTAAGGTACCTAGGTCCGTTAGCATAAAGGAAAGTTCTTGTTTCTGGGTAGCATCTAAATCGGAATGGGCAGTACGAACACTCAACGTTGAGTTTATAGTTGCCCGACTTTCCGTCAGCCTCAGGTGCAAAAAATCTAGGCGGCTCTTTAGGGCTTGATATTCCCGATAGAGTTTTTTCGTATCGTTTAGATAGGTAGTCACGGTATTCGTCGTCAAACGTGTGGACATCTAGGCATAACCTCCCTGTTTCTTTATTGATGACTAGGAATGCAGCCCTTTCCTTTTCAGTGACCTCAGGTGTGTCACGTAGAGCAGTATGGTAAGAACCTAGCTGATCCAGGTAACCAAAGGAATCGTTCTCCCGCTTTAGTCCTTCCTCGAATTTCTGGAAGGAGTACTTACTCGCAGTCTTTACATCCACCACCATCCCACTGATAACAGCGTCAGTATGGCCAGTAACACCGAAAAGGGAAACTTCTTCCTGACGATGGGTAACCTGATGGCCTGCCATTTCAGCAAGGTCAAGAATGACATCTTCCAGAATATCTCCATATGCAAACTTTAGTTTGGTGTGGGGAAGAACATCCTCCCCACCCTCTGCTTCGTGGATAGAATACCAAGTCTGTCGTAGACACGGACGACCAATGTTGCTCATACGAAGGGTTCCTCCACCCTCCCTTGGTTTGCGAACACTAGAGCCTTGTAGTGTGTAGTCATCGGTGTCTAGAACTCGGTAGATATCATCAATTAGAGTTTCAATTGACATTAGAAAGGACGACCTCCCTTAGCCTTACCCTTAGGCTTCTCTTCTTCCTCATCGTCAGTGTCATCCTTATCAGGTGCTACATACTCAACAAGCTCCTTGATCGCTACAACCTCAAGACGGACAAAGGTCATAGTCTTGTTCTTAATCTTCTTACTAGCAACGTCTAGCTTAATGACAGCAGTAGAACCATTACCGATTAGACCACCTTCCCAATCGTTACCGTCCATATCAACTACACGGGGAGGACCACTCCACTCTTCGATTAGGCTACCATCCTTCTTGTAAACTTCATTCTTACGTTTGAAGGTAAAGAACTTCAGACCTGGATACTCCTCATACTCCTTACCTACATACATACGATTCCACGACAGGACCTGTTTAGAATCCTTCTCATCCAAACCAATCTGGATGGTGTACTGTCCACCCTCTGGGGCATACTCTCCGGTATCCATGTTATGTTCGAATACCTTCGCCCACATAACCGGACCCTCTAGATAAATCTTACTCATTTGTATTAATCTCCTTCCTTATCCCCTATAGTATTATCCTATGCTATCCTCAGGTTTTGTCAACACTGTTTAGCAAGATTTCTGCATAATGGATAACTTTTTTGATATCCTCCTTACCACCCTTTTTTCGCCACCTAGTAATGTACTTTACGATGTTTGCTTCACAGTAAGGAAGGTCATTAGCCATGATATACTCGATTGGCTGAATCTTACAATCTTTGTAATGGTCACCTCCTACCTGCTTCTTTAGTGGATCATCATTATCCATCCTTAGTGAATTCCTTCTCTAGAAGAATCTCTTCTACAACCAACTCACCTTGGCGTGTAGTCTTCCACCTACCATCATAAGTCAGTAGGCCCATTCTCTTTAGATCGTGGACACGGATAGACTTGGCACCACTAAGCTGATACTGCTTAAGAGGTCCAAAGGAAATCTCTACTAGTAACTCTTTGTCCATCTTATCTAGATGGTAACCGAGTGTATTCTCAGATGACATGGAACTTAACTCCCGCTTCCTTAAGAATCTCAATTGCTAGTTCTTGGTGTTCCTGTAGACCACCAGTAAACGATCCCACATATGTGACTACATCAGTAACTCCATAGTTGATAATTGGCCCGGCACAAGAGGCACACGGGATGTGAGTGACATACAAACGTAGATCATCCCGTAGAGCCCGTGAGCGGTCGCTGTGGAGCAGGCAATTGATTTCAGCGTGCACCACCCTAGGATACTTGAGATGCCTCTCCTTAAGCCTCTCATCGTCTCTCAGTCCTTTAGGGAAGCCATTGTAGCCTAAGCCCAACACTTGCTTATCGCTTACAAGTACAGCCCCTACACGAGTAGAAGGGTCCTTAGACCATGAGGCTACCGTAAGGGCTAACTCTAAGAATCTTTCGTGCCATTTATTCTCCACAGTAGTCTTTTCCTAGTTTGTGATTTTCCTTCAAAATCGTATTGACAGATTCTGGGACTCTCTTGAACTCCGAAGAGTAACTCATCCAGAAATCTCCATTTG